AAAGGGACACGCTTGACGAGTGGCGTATGCTGGAACAAGATGGCTGGAACATAATGTTCTTTGGTGATGATAATCTGACACACAGTCCTGCTACAGGCGAGAGATTGTTTGCCTGTCCTAAGACACACAAGAAAATGAAGGGACACTGTGAAGTATGTAAGGCTGGCTGTTTCAGTCAGGCTACAATCAAGAAACAAAAACTTGTACATCTATCACAACACTAGTTTCAATTTACCAGTAAACTGAAAGAGGAGAAAGTATATGCCTTTCAATAAGTACCACACCAAAGTTGAATATTCCAAGCGTCCTGATGGACGTTGGAACAAGTGGGAGCAATGGTCTGCCGCTAACTGGTATGGGTGGGACTTCTCATCCTATGAGGATGATCTTCGTTCACTGTGGGACTATCCCAAGTGGGTACTCACGGATGTGGTAGATGTCCCAGAGAGATAGAGATTATATCAAAGAGGATTGTCATGTCTGTGGAGATGTGGCAATCCTCATTGAGCGGGACAAGTTGTATTGTCCTAAGTGTTATCTGAAACAAGAGGAAATGTTAAATGAGCGTAAGAGAAATGAGCGAATGGGAAAAGACCGTCGATCAAGAGATAAAGAAATGGTATAAAACGATTGACAAGACTTGTCTCTATCCTTGGCGATCCATGTTCAATAATACAGATTGGGAACATCTATACGATGAAGAAAAGCAGCGGGTTGCCGAACTGTTTTGGAAAACTAAACGATAGGACTAAGATCATGTCACATGAAGGCAACGAAGCAGCAAAGCACATGCTGTATCTAAACGTAGTCGAAGCATTCGACAAGGTGTACGAAGACATAGGACAAGCCTATGGATTTGAACTTGACACCGCTATTCAAGATAAGATAGAGTCACTATCAGTGATGGTTACAATTCAGATACGGGAGAACTTGTGATGAAGGAGTATCAAGTGACAGTGTATCGTACTGTTCAACAGAGTGCTACTGTCACGATTGAAAGTGATAGAGAACTAAACGATTCTGAAATAGAATACATTCGCCGAAAGGCAGAGGATGAGGCAGGTGAACTGTCTGATTACGATTGGAAAAATGAAGAAGTAGATGACAAAGTAGATGTAACAATCTATGATGGTAATGAATACTATCTTACGTAAAGGACATGACAATGACTAAATCAATCAAACAAATTCGGCGCGAACTACAAGATAGTGGCGACTCACACCTTCAGAATATGGAGAAGGTATTAGATGACAAGCAAATTATATTGCTGGTAAATGCCATTAACAACTATCGTCAAATGGAACTACTGGAAAAGGAGTAAAGAATATGACGATCCATACAGGAGAATTGCCCGTTCACGGAGTAAAGTCGGTTCAACTTATGCAACAAAAGGTTCCATCCGATCACAATTCGGCTGGATACTTTTACACAGTGTCGGTTGTGGTTGAGGACGGCAATGGCGAAAGGAAAAAGATTGCCACACTCTATGATCTAGGCGATAATACTAAGATCAAGATGGCGATTTGGACAGACGAAGGTTAAATTTATTGGGAGGAATATTAAATGAGCATTGATCCTATTGATCCTATTTCAGCACTCATACCAGTTAACATGCTGAATACGTTCACCGTAACCCCGTTGAAAAACGGGGAAGCGGTTGAACATGCAGTACAATCTACCATAATCAATGGTGATGGTAGAACTATATCCGTAAGCCAGTCAGTCCTTACTGTGTATGATAGGTTTGCTAACTTACAAACTATACCACCACAAAGTAAAGGCGAACTAGTATGACATGGCTTTTTATTATGATTGGTTTATGTTGTGTGATAGCAGGTATAGGTGGTACGTATGCCCTATCAGGACAAGAGCATTGGCAATCTGTTTGCATAATGTTATATGGTATTGTATTACTTGTATGTTCTACCTTTATCAGGAGGATAAAATAAAATGCTGACGTTCTATGAATGGAGAGATGAACAAGAGAGGTTCTTTGATGTTATGCCCCGTTGGTATTGGGACATGGCAACATGCCGCGATAAGTACAATCAATACGTAGAAAGATATGAAGATCACTTAACTGGAACCGGAGGGTATTATGAAAAGCATTAGTCTGTTACTGGCACTCACCTTATTGAGTGGGTGCATCACTCCTATCATTGCGGTTGGTAGTGCCATCAGCAGTACCACCAATTATATTCAGTTAGAAGAGATTAAAGATAGGATCGATAACTTAGACAAAAAGGATGACAAGTAATATGGAAGTGTGGTATAAGATAATAATCTACAAAGCACCTGATTATTATCTTACTACCATGTATGATGTTCATCCATCGAACATCATTAAGGCTAACAAGAATTTTAATTTACGTTCTTGGATGGCTAATGGAATAAGAGAGGTACAAGGAACCAGAGATAGAATTGAAATTGAAAAGTACACCGCCAATACTAAAGAACTTATCTTTAAGATGGAGGGAGAATGACCTGTAGAATGACGAAAAAATATGACGATAATATAGTACCTGTCCAAGATTTTTGGCAACGAAAAGTTAATAAGATCAATACCTTATATGCCTATGGTGCCATTGATATGGACACGTATATTGAAGAGTTGGTAAGGCTTGGCTTTACCAAGAAACAAATCTTAGATGATTTAAACAACGAGGAAGATTGAAATGTTAGAGCAACTTACTACTACCAATGATCGTGAAATTTTCTTTCCTGTTTACGAGCAGGGTGTATTGGGTAACACTACCCAAACATGGGCAGCAAACAAGAAGATGTTAACCCGTGGACCTAATGATCCTGCTGGATCACTATCAGATGAAACGTATTTGTCTGTAGTAAATAGCAACTATAGAGTAGTAGAAAACAAAGAACTGTTCATGCCATTACAAGAACAGATGGTTAATCACTTTGATCCTCAAGTATTGGAGGACATTCAGATTAAAGATCATGTCTTGAAGGGTGGAGCAGTCTGCTTTGCAGAGTACATTCTACCTAAGATAGCGAAGCCTGTTGAGACAAGGACAGGACACAAGACAGAGATTGGTCTTCGATACATTATGAAGAACAGTCACGATGGCAGTAGCAGTGCGTTGATGTACAGTGGAGACATAGATTTCTTTTGTACTAACGGACAGATCAATGGACAGTTTGATGTTGCACGTGCAAGGCACACAAAGAACTTTACCATTGATGGTTTCATACGTGCCTTTGATCAGAGTTTGCTAACACACATGCAATCAGTACAGCAGTACCAAATGTGGGCAGATACGCAGTTGACTAACAGTGTAAAGATTAAGGAACTATTTAAGAAGTTAGTTAACCCTTCTATTAATGTAGAAGATAAGCCTAAGAAAGCTAATGGTTTAGCTGACAGGTTGTTTGCCCAGTACACTGATGAGGTGCAGGAACGAGGTAACAATGTCTTCGCTCTTGTCTCAGCTATGACACACTTCGCATCACATGATGATGAAAGGTTTGGGTTGACTAGGGCAGGTGATAATGGTACACTATTTAAGCGTCAACAGACTGTTAATGGATGGATAAAATCTCAGACATTCAATGACTTTCTTGAGACGGTATAAGTAATCACAACTAAAGGATTAGTATAATGGCTGAAAGACATTACGACTATCAATGTCACACTGAAATTCCTAACCATATGCGTGCATATCTAATGGATGTAGTCGATGCAGACTACCTAGAAGCGGTGGATATTGAAGACATTAATGATTTCTTAAATGGTTTGGTGGACTGGAGTGATGACTATGAACCACTACCAAATTACCTAACACATATTCATTAGTTGTAATAGGGTGGGTCTATTACACCAGTGTAGTAGATTCACCCTACCAAAGGAGGAAAGAAATGATAGTAAAAGAACTTCCCACTAAGGTAGCACGTGTTCAACTTGAAGTACACAACGATGGACTTTACGTTGCTGTTTATGATGATGAAGATTATCAGGGTGTGCGAAACTTATTTAAAGTAGCACTAGAAGATTTAATAAAAGATCATTTAAAAGATTCTATTCTTAATTCTAGTGAACTTAAATCAGATTTATTGTTTGAATTAGATTGTCTTTCAAATTATGCAGCAAGTTTCAAAAAGAAATCTGTAAAAGAATTTAAAGACTCAGGATTTACTGATGACTTCGGAGTAAATATGGAATAGGATAATCCAATGTTATTAGATGACATTAAAAAACTTCTGAAAGAAGTATCCGCACCGGGGATTGTTCACATCGATCCTCAAAGAATAAAGATACATCTTGTAGGATTAATAGAACTTGAGGAAAGAAGAATGACCCAATACAAAACAGGTGTAATCCCTAACTTAATAAAAGATTTAAACGAATTGATAGACACAACGAATGAGATAATACCTGCAACTCAACATCAAGAGGATCAGCTTTTTAATTTAGCACAAAATATTTCTCTTGTTCGCAACATTGTAATAAAGGAATTAATGTAATGTCTGTGGCAGCGCAAGATGTAGTCGTCATTAACACTTTAAATTGTCAGCTATCATTAGCTAAAAAAGAAATAAGTGAATTAAACAAACAGTTATATGATCAATACAAAAAAGTAAAAGACTTGACTGAACAAGTAAACTATTTGAAAGAGAAATTGTTTCTAACTGAAGCGGAACTAGAAACATTATACGAAAGAAAACTAAATGCAAGCTGAACTTATCTCTTGTCTGGGTACAGACTTAACTGTAGTTAATGCAGCACGTGTATCCTTCGATAAGGAAAGTGATTGGGAAGCTAACCATAGTGTAAGGCAGGAACTATCCAGTCAAGACCAAGCGTTGATTAGATATCTTGCCAAGCATAATCACTTTACACCCTTCACTCATTGCGTGGTAACTCTGCGAGAAACTATCCCTATCTTTGTAGCAAGACAAAGGTTCAAACATACTATAGGATTTACTTACAATGAGGTAAGCAGAAGGTACGTAGACGATACACCGATGTTCTACACTCCACATACATGGAGGGGCAAAGCTGCCAATGCAAAGCAGGGTAGCAGTGATGAGTCTATAGATATTAATTACAAATATTCTTTTGAAAGTGAATGTTTTAAATATAAAAACCCTTACGAGGAAGCGTTAAAAACCTGTGAACTAGCATACAATAAACTAATTAAGATGAATGTATGTCCCGAACAGGCACGCATGGTATTGCCTCAATCAATGTATACCAGCTACTATGTTACTGGTTCTTTGTCTGCTTTTGCACGTGCTTATAAGTTACGTATTGACAAGCACGCACAAAAAGAGATACAAGAACTAGCAGAGAAATGGAACGCAATCATTAAGGCTTTATATCCTGTATCATGGGAAGCATTAACAGAAGGACAAGACAAATGAAAAACTTATGGGAAAAAGATCGTAAGACAATCTTCAGAGAATTAAAACAAATGTATCTTGAGGAGGGATATTCTCAGAAGGAAGCTAAACGATTAGCGACTGAAGAAACAAATGAAATTAAAGATGCAGACATGATGTTTGTTAATAAGTTGATGTGTGATGAAGAATAAAGATACAATTAAAAACCGTGATCCAAATTGGAAATGGTTGCGTGCGCTAGGACACAAGAAAGTCAGAGACAAGACTATCTACATGAGAAAAATTAAACACAAGGGTAAAGATTATGTATCAGATATTAAAGAAAACTTATAGGAAGTATGTTCTTGTAGAAGAATTTGATAATCTTGAGGATGCAAAGGACACTATGGAAGGTATGAAACTATTATACTCTCATTTAAAATTTAATATTAAAAATTCTATACAAACACAATCTTCAGACTATTTTTCTGTTAACTCTAAACCCCGTGCATATTTTAAGATGGTAGAAAAATTATGAAGCGACGATGGGGAGAGTGGAAAGTTTTATCTTGTCGTACCCCTGACAATACTAAAGATATACCCATTGTAAAAACCAAAGAGTTACAGGTAGACAGCGGTAAAAGTTTAAGTATGCAACGGCATGAAAATAGAAGCGAGTTATGGTTCATTGCTGAAGGAACTGCTACAGTCTATACGTTAGACGAGGGCAGAACATTTAAAAAAGTATTAGGGGTATATAATAAGTTTGACATGGTGATTATTCCCTGCTATTCATGGCATCAGCTTGTCAACGAAACTAAAAAACCTTTAATAGTTATTGAAATACAATACGGAAATAGATGTATTGAAGAGGACATCGAAAGGTTTGATGACTATGTATCACCACCACAAAGAAGTAACGATTGTTAGCAAAGGTCCATGTTCTGCATGTGACTCTAGCGATGCGTGTGCCACCTATTCGGATGGACACGCTTGGTGTTATTCATGTAATACTTACTTTAAACTAGAAGGAAACGAAATGCAGCAAGTGCAACAACGCAATTCAGTTAAGCCTATGACTAATCCACAAGGAAAGATTACAGACATACCCGACAGGAAGATAGCAGAAGCTACGTGTAAAAAATATAACGTGCGTACAGTGCGTGATAACTCTAACAAAATTCTACAACATCTTTATCCTTACTACGATAACGATGGAAACCATGTGGGTGATAAGGTTCGCACCCTACCTAAGACTATCCATTCAACAGGGAGCGTTGGTAATGGTACGCTATTCGGACAACATTTATTTACAGGTGGTGGTAAGTATGTAACCATTTGTGAGGGCGAACTAGATGCTATGGCAGCATATGAAATGCTGGGTAGCAAGTGGCCTGTCCTATCCATCAAAGACGGTGCAGCGTCTGCCTTACGAAACTGCAAGGCTAACCTAGAGTATCTATCTAAGTACGACAACATCGTTTTGTGTTTTGATGCAGATGATTCAGGACGCAAGGCAGCAAAGCAGGTTGCATCTTTGTTTGAACCTGATCAATGTAAGATTGTAAACCTTACTGATTATAAAGATGCATGTGATTACTTAGTCAATGGTAAGCGGGAAGACTTTACCCGTGCGTGGTGGAACGCTAAGATGTATACACCAGCAGGTATTCTTAATCTTGCCGACATGGGAGAAGCATTGTATGAAGAAGGAGATTACAAGACTTGTCTCTATCCTTGGAAAGGAATGAACGATAAGTTGTACGGGATACGTACAGGAGAGTTAGTAACTTTTACAGCAGGTACAGGTACAGGAAAGTCTAGTGTTATCAGAGAGTTACAGCATCATATACTTAATAACACAGAAGAAAACATAGGTGTTATATCTTTGGAAGAGAATGTACGTTCAACTATCTTTCATCTTATGTCAGTAGAGGCTAACGCTAGGCTATACATCAGAGAGGTACGTGAACAGTTTAGTAGGGGTGACTTAGAGAGGTGGCAAGAAACTACGGTAGGTACACGCAGATTCTATGCCTTCGACCACTTTGGTAGCATGAAGACTGATGAGATACTTGCACGTATCAGGTACATGATCAAAGCCTTGGACTGTAAATGGATATTCCTTGATCACCTATCGATCCTTGTATCAGGATTGGAAGGTGATGATGAACGTAGAAACATTGACAACCTGATGACTAAGCTACGATCTATTGTAGAAGAAACTAATGTAGCACTGTTGCTTGTGTCTCACCTACGTAGGACAGGCGCAGACAAAGGACATGAAGACGGTAAGGAAGTTAGTCTTGCTCATCTTAGAGGTAGTCAGAGTATAGCGCAACTAAGTGATGCAGTGGTGGCTATGGAACGCGACCAGCAATCTGATGATCCAGCTATTGCTAACACTACTACCATTCGAGTCTTGAAGAATAGGTACAGTGGTGACACTGGTTCAGCATGTCATCTTTATTTTAATGGAGACACAGGACGCTTGACAGAGGTAGATACTCTAGGCGATAATGAAGGAGATGAAGAAGACTTGGAGATATAAATGGATGTAGTTCTTGACATAGAAACTGACAGCTTAGATGCTAATGTTATTCACTGTATCGTAGCCAAAGAAAGAGAGTCAGGAAAGTTCCACATTTGGAAAGAAGAAGAGTGTTATAAATATTTTCCATTGTTTGCGAAGAGAGTTAATAAGTTTATTATGCACAATGGAATATCGTTTGATGCTCCTGTTCTTAATAGGTTAACTGGGACACGTATTAGATTGTCACAAATAGAAGACACTATGATCTTGTCTCAGTTAACTGATCCAGTACGCGAAGATGGTCATTCACTTCAATCATGGGGAAACAGATTTGATTTCCATAAGATGGAGTTTAAAAACTTTACCCATCTTTCAGATGAAATGATCATCTATTGTAAAAGAGATGTGGATATAACTGAACGTGTTTGGATTAGTCTTCAAGAGGATATAAAAAATATTGACAGACGATCTATTGATCTTGAATACACCATAAGATTGTTGGTGAGTAAACAAGAAAGGAATGGCTTTACTCTTAATTTAGAAAAAGCTATGGGTCTTAATGCAAAGTTACAAGATAAATCAGATCAATTAGAAAAAGAAGTACAAGAAAGTTTTACTCCTAGACCTATACCAATAAAAGAAATAAACCCTCGTTATAAAAAAGATGGTAGTTTATCTCTTGTTGGATTGAAACATATCAAAGACCCTAGTACAGTAGCAGGTCCGCATACTTCAATTGACTATCAAACATTTAATCTGTCTTCTCGACAACAGATTGTTAGCAGACTAATTAAATGTGGATGGGAACCACAAAAATTTACAGAGAAGGGACATGCGATAGTAGATGAAGGAGTATTACGTGATGTAAATATTCCTGAAGCACAAATGATTGCAGATTATTTAACCCTTAAGAAACGTATAGCACAAGTTAAATCTTGGGTGGATGCGGTAGACAAGGATGGAAAAGTACATGGACAAGTTCTTACATTACGTGCTATCTCTGGAAGGATGGCGCATCATTCGCCAAACATGGCACAAGTTCCTGCAAGTTATTCACTCTACGGTAAGGACTGTAGAGAATGTTGGACAGTGGGAGACGCCTCTAATATTCTTGTTGGTTGCGATGCTTCTTCTCTGGAGTTAAGAGCATTAGCACATTACCTTAATGATAGTAAGTTTACTAATGAAGTAGTAGATGGAGATATTCATACTGCCAATCAGCAAGCTGCTGGATTAGAGACACGCGATCAAGCCAAGACATTTATCTATGCCTTCATTTATGGCGCAGGTGCGGCTAAGATAGGCAGTGTAGTAGGTGGTACTGCACAGGATGGGCAACGCCTTATAGATACATTCCTTTCTAATGTACCGGCATTAGCCGTACTACGGGAAAGGGTTGACAAGGCCAGCCAGAGAGGTTATCTTGTGGGTCTTGACGGCAGACATTTAAAAGTTCGTAACCAACATGCAGCAGTTAACTTATTAATTCAAGGAGCAGGTGCAGTAATTTGTAAGCAATGGTTAGTAGACATAGATATTCTAGCCAGAAAAAATAAACTTAACTATAAATTGGTAGCATCAATTCACGATGAATACCAACATGAAGTATTAAAAACACATGCCAAAATATTTGGAGAGTTAACTAAACAGGCTATGAAAGAAACAGAAAGGAAGTTGAAAATTAAATGTCCACTAGACAGCGAGTACAAGATCGGCCAGAACTGGTCCGAAACGCACTGATAGTATTAAATCCTACGGAGTTAAGAGTAAGTAAATTTATAGGTACTTCTCGTAACAAACAGAACCGAGGCGCAGGTATATATGATGCTGCGGTAGCAGAGACAGGTAAGATAGATATACAGGGGGCAGAAGCAGAGTTAGCATTTGCGAAAATGTGCAACATATACCCTACAGATTTTATGATCTTACAACCTAAGTCAAAAGCTAAAGGAACTGATGACGGTGATCTAGTAGTAGATGGTATTGTTATCGATGTTAAAACAACTGTACACGAAAAAGGAATGCTGTTGTCTACATCAAAACATACCTCTGGTATAGACTTATTTGCTTTAATAATAAAGAAAGGAGAAGACACGTTTCAACTTAAAGGATTTATGCTTGCATCTGAACTGGCTAAAGAAGAAAGATATGGCAGAGCAGGAGGCAAGTTAAAACGAGCAGCTTATGTAGCTACGCAAGATGAATTGTATGACTACAAAGATGCATTAAAGAAATTAAAAAAAGATGTTGACACCTAGTTGGTGTTAGTGTAGAGTATCAAAATTAAATATCAAGCCACAACAGCGTGGCATAACCAAAGGAGAATATAAATGGACGTTAATATTATTTCTGGTAAAGCATATTGGGCAAGCATCACTTCACCAAATACTACATACGAACCAGTATGGAGCCT